TCTAAACGTTCTGGAACCTTTGAGACTCTCCCTGAACGTGTACGCGTAGGAACGACTATTTTTGCCATTTATACATTAAGCTGCGTTTATTCTTTTAAATACATTACGCAAGCGTATTTACAATTTTATCCGTGAGATTGTGTGCGCGACACTTACATTTACATACCTGATGTATTTGACTTTTAAGTATACTGAATGAAATCCTTTCTTTACACGTGTCGCATATTTCCTTCGTGGTTACAGTGTATTTCTTAACACCTTCACGTTTGAGTGATTCTATGGCGAACGTTTCTTTTTTAACGATATACTTTTTTATAAACTTTTCGAGTAAGTTCTGTTCTGGTTCTACAATGACTTTCTTTTTCGGTGTATACGTTTCAACTTTACCATCTTCGTAAAGAATGTCAGTTATTTTTTTAGAGAGTTGATGTCGTCTTCCCGAAAAATCTTTACAAAACCCATACTGTCTTAGTACGTTAGTAGTTGAAAAACACTTTTGGGCTATAGTATCACCTATTATATGAAACCATACATGGTTAGAATTATGATTACATTTTTTATTTTCACAATATTTAGAATTTGTTGATACGAGAAACTGTTTGTTATATTTAAACATTTTAGTGATTGATGCGGTAGTCTGTCCTTCTACATTTTTACGAACGAATGCTTCGACGAGTAAAAGAGCCTCTTGATCCTTGAACTCATTTTTAGTTTGTAATGTTGTAAATGTAGCTTCTTCGCGAGTTCCTTCTATGATAACCGGTTCCATACTTTGTGTACGTAACGTTGCCATATGTAATATATCAACGGATGGTTTTTGTTCGGTCTTTTGTAATGTGGATGAAGGACCATGTTTGTATATAAATATGGGTAAATATTCACTTTGTGTTTCTTTACCTGTGTTATTACATAACTCACATCCCTGACCGGCACACGCTTCGTGTTTTCCCTTTTTATGTGACCATGGCATACGAAACCCACTTCCTTTCGTATTACGTGAATTATTACCGTAGACTGAAATATCAACAATATCTTTCCAATCACGTGATCCGTACGCTAAGTTTAACGTATTTATAACATGATCTCTGAGACCCAATGCAGACGATCTATTTACAACAAAACCTGACCAGTTTATATGTATACCCGTTTTTATGAGTGTGTCTATGGGTTTAGGTTCAGCGACAGATATCAAAGCGTCTTTACCACCAAACTTTGAGACTTTGTCGCATATGACTTTACACACACTCTTAATCTGTTCAAATGACATTTCTTCATCATCTTTATAATCAAGATCCATGAAAAAATTGTAATTTTCCGTTTTCTGTTCAACTACAAATATCTTTTCACCGGAGTTATATACTTTTACACATTTTTCGTAAAAGTCATTCAATTTATCAAATGGCACGGAGAGGACACCACCGTCCATGAGCACATGTGATAAATCGGAGTTGTTAGCAAAACCTTGGTCTTTACACCAACGTTTAAACATACTTACCTATTAATCTATTTATTTTTTTATATTGTTTATTCGTCATCATACTCGTGACGCCAAATGGAGCGTCTATATGAGACTTCCGGATAATTTTCTTCTTCTGATAAACTTTTCTTTAAAACGAGGAGTTCATAGACTTTATCCTCTTTATGTAATTCAACGTACCTTTCCGCTCTTTCTAATGTATATGCATGCCTTTCAATGAGAAGCTCTTGTATCTGAGATAAAATGTAGTTCTTAGACTTCATTATTTAATAGAGAAGGTTTTTCTATCGAGAGAAGTCACACACGCGTAAAATTCTGGGTTGTTAAGTACGTTCTTAACAATACGATCCCATTGTTTTTTCGTACTAAACTCTGAGAGTGTTTCAAAATTCATGAAATCATTTTCATCGTGTGTTCTCTTGATGGGCTGTTTCTGAATCTTAAGAAGATTCATTTTCTGTTTTTCATCGTTAAACTTACGTATAAGTTCAGCCTGTTCCTGTATGGTATAGTTTACGAAAAACACGTAAACGTTATATTCGAGTTCCACTCCTGGACTTTCCGTTACTACAAACTTAAATTCTGTATATTCACCTTTTTTCAAAGAAACAACCCCCCTGGTTTCTTCTTCGAGTTCTCTCAAAGCACATCTAATGGGATTTGGAATCTCTCTTCGCCTACACCCTCCGGTGACGAAAATCCAATCTTTGAATCTTCGATCCCGGACAGTGAGAAATCGTGGTTTATCACCTATAAAAGTGACGGGGACTGCAATTGCTTTATATTTTTTCATTGCTTATTTGCAAGTTATAATTGAATAAGATGATTATTCTGAAGATTCTTCTTCATTCACATCAACTTGGGTGTCTAAAACCTCCTCTTTTTCTGTTTCTACAACTGGTATAGATTTCACTTGTGGTGGTCTGGATAAATGTGTCATGAGGTTTCCGTAAAATCCTTTCACATTATCCATTTCTGATTTCGTTTTGTTAAGTTCTCTGTACATGTACATTGTGGCAACAATACACATGAGCACGGCAACTATAGTCGCGGTATCGCGATCGAATGCAAACATTTTATATATAAAATTACGAGCTAATTTTTTAAGTTCCTATAATCGCACCCATGTGCGTTGTTTTTTCGGTTGGACACGGGTACCCCATTTTTCCAAATTGTATTTCCTGGTAATGTCCTTCTTTACACTCTGCATTCTGAGGAGGCTTTTCTGGTTTTTTACCAACTAAATGATCTAAAGTACCTGATTTTGGGTCATACGTTAAAACAAAGACAAATGCTACAAGAAAAATTAATTGCCAAAACATTTATAATAAGCGGCTAAATTAAATTAGTTGGAATACATCAAACCACCCATACCATTTTCGATACGGAGGATGTTGTAGTTGACGGCGTAGATATCAGCGGCCGAGTTGGCGGTATCGTTAACAAGTCTCGCGGAATCGAGTCTACTAAAGTTGAGCGAACCCGTTGGTTGAACCTTGGACGTGTCGAGACAGAATGGGTACAAGAAGAACTTGTCGTTTTCACCTGTAGCTGAAAGAGTACTTGTATACGTTTGACCATTTAAATCTGTTAATGTATTAGATGTGAGTGTAGAAGATGTAGTTGAAAGAGATGTAATTGGTTTGGAACCAACTGTGTGGTAATACGAAGTGACCGCGGTGTAGTGTGGATCAACGTATTTGAAATCGGCAACATCCGTACCGTTAATTTGGAGTTTCATTTTATTCGCGTCCGCCGCAATAGCGAGAGCACCCCCATCTGCAGCTACCAAACACTTAATTGGGTGGTTAAAGTTTAATTCTTGAATTTTGGAAACAGAGGCAACAGCTTTTTGTGTTTGCGTAATAAGCATGTTTTGTGGTGTGGAAGACAAAGCGGTACGCTCATCTGTGTCAAGGTGAATGAATTGACTGTAGACTTCATATGTAGCCCCACCGAGATCGGTACCCCACGTAATTCTCAATTCCACATCGTGATATTGAAGAGCGATCAATGGAATTGCGGTTTGGGCGTTTTCACAAAACGAAAACCTGAGTGGGTAAAACTTACTTTTAGCTGCCTCGGCAAACCCGGAAGTAGATTTAGTTAAGTTTTGTGCTAATACAGATGGCGCAATGTATTGCGAGAATTTAGATGTTTGTTCGTCAATGACTTGTCCACCAATGAGAAGTTCAACTTTGGAAATCGCGTTGACCCAATCGGCTGGTGAAAATTTGTGAGCTATACCCGCTTTAGTTGGAGCGATATACACGTACCCGACCATATCCCCTTTTCTTTCAAACCTGACGGTCGACATAGAACCCGCGGATGGGTTGCCCTGGATAACCTGTCTTTCAACAGTTTGGGCGAAATTTGTGTGACGTTTATAGTTGGACCTGAAAAAGGAAACTTCAGGTTGGCCGACGAGATGCGCATCTTGGGCACCTACGGCAACGAGTTGAGCAATACCTCCAGACATGTTTTATATTATAGTAAGGTTTTATTTTTTTAAACTTATGAAAATGCAATGGTGTTCATATAAACATTTCCTGCGATATTTGATAAAGTCATGAGACCATGTTTATTTTGTGTGATGGAAACATCTTCTGTTAGAACAGTAAAGTTTACATTTGTAAGATCTTTGGAAACTGCTCGGTCTCCTCCACTTGCAAGAATGGATATAACAACTTGAGCTCCATCTATTAAATTGTCAAGATTGAGTTTATCTATATCACCTGTAGCAACTACAAGCGGTGCAGTGCCATACGTCCTGTTTTCTGCATTTATTGTTATAGTATCTGTACTGAATGATCCTATTATTCCTGGATCTGTAAGTTTTATACTGGCTGAAGTTACATTACCTGCATTAACATTTGCATTTATGGTAACAAACGATGGTTGATCCTCTGTCCCAACACCAAGAGCAGATGCCGCTGCTGATGCAGATGTTGTACCCGTCCCTCCATCTCCAATCCCAATTGTACCTGTTCGTATCTCTACACCTTCAATCGTTACAACACCTGCACTCGAACGCGCTAATGTTGTATCCGAAGCGTGTCCCAATTCTATAGTTGTTGTGACTACATTACCTGCATTAACATTTGCATTTACAGTAACAAATGATGGTTGATCTTCCGTTCCAACACCAAGGGCCGAAGCCGCCGCTGAAGCTGAACCTGCACCTGTTCCACCTTTTCCAATTGGTACCGTTCCCGTTCGTATCTCTACACCTTCAATCGTTACAACACCTGCACTCGAACGCGCCAATGTTGTATCCGAAGCGTGTCCCAATTCTATAGTTGTTGTGACTACATTACCTGCATTAACATTTGCATTTACAGTAACAAACGATGGTTGATCTTCCGCTCCGACACCAAGGGCCGAAGCCGCCGCTG